TTTTTAGAGGAATATAGAACTGGGAATGTAACTATTGAGGATTTAAGCCAAAAGTATAACATATCCCAAAGGCGAATAAGAGAAGTCTTAAGAGCTAAAGGAATTAGAACAAAGCACCTTAAAACAAAGAAAGTAACTTTAGAAACGAATGCTATTTTTAATGACTTTTTAAAGTTGTATTTAGTTGAAGGGAAGGCTATTAAGCATTATGCTGAAAAGTTTAATGTTCCTTTATCTTCTTTAAATAAAAAGCTGGATAAATACTTTAAATTGCGAAAGAAATAGTATATTTGCGTATAGTTTCATTTGGAGTCGAGAACAAATGAAATTAATAAATGGTTATCCAAATAACCTGAATCCTGCCAAATCTCGACCTGGTGGGATTCTTTTTTTTATATACTTATGAAGTATTATCTACACGATAGCAACTCATTTAGCGATGAAAAAGTAACTGAACTTTATATGGCTTTTGGCTACGAAGGTTTAGGATTATTTTATACCGCTTTAGAGAAGTTTGCTCAACAAGAAAAACCAATTAAAACTGCGGTGCTTAAAAGGCAATTAAACATCGGTAAAAAGTTGGAAAAATGCTGGTCATTTATGGAAAGTATCGGACTAATTTCATCAAACAATGGCGAAAGTTTCAACAAACAATTGCTAAAGTTTAGTGAAAACTACAAGATAAAAAAAGAAAAAACCGCAGAAAGATTGAAGCAATGGCGTGAAAATCAGCAAGTTGCAGAAAATGTAACGCATTCAGAACTTGTACGAAACGCATCTAAAGTAAAGATAAGTAAAGTAAATAGAAGTAAAGTAAAGAAAGAAGTATTTATTCCTCCTGTTTTAAATGATGTCTTACTTTATTTTGATGAAAATGGATATTCAAAAGAAGCAGCAACTAAAGCCTTTAATTATTACACTAATTTAGGTTGGAAGAACAGTAAAGGCAACCAGGTAATAAATTGGAAAAATACTATGCAGAATTGGTTTACTCCTGAAAATGAAAAGAAAAAATACCATCTTTACCCTAAATTAATGAACTAATGGATTTTATACGCAAATATTCGGATATATCCGATTCTTTAAATACTCTTTACGAAAAAGGTTTAGCCAAAGGTGCTACCGTAGGATTCTCACAAATGGACAACCTAATATCTTTTAAAAAAGGTGCAACTTCTTACATTTACGGAACACCTGGAAGTGGTAAGTCTGAATTTTGGTGGGAATGCCTAATAGCTCTAACAAAAAAACATAAATGGAAGCATTTAATATTTAGTCCCGAAACAGGAACACCAACTGAAATCTTTGCAGAGATATTACACAAATGGTCGGGTAAATCCTTCTTTGATTTGGATGGTAATCGAATAGGTAAAATGACACAGGCTGAAATGTTTAGATACGGTCAAGAAGTAAGTGAGTATTTTTATGTAATGGACACAGGCGAAAGAGATATTACTTTGACTGACTTTTACGCTTCGGTAGAAAACTTTGATGTACAATTTGATACGGTTACTACTGACCCTTTTAACGAGGTTAAGCACGAACTAAACGGCGAAGCAAGGGATATGTATATGGCAAGAGTTTTGGGTAAGATTAGAATGTACTCAAGAAAATACAACTACCATCACGCTATTATTATGCACAATGCAAGAGAGACTGGAAGCAAAAGAGAGCAAGATGGTATAAGCTATTATCCACCTGCTGACCCACGATATATTGATGGCGGAGAAACGGCATTTCGTAAAGGCGAGCAAATGATTTGCGTTTGGAGATACCCTAAAGGCTTTAAAGATGAATTTGGTAATGTGTATGAAGCTAACCAGGTTAAAATAATAGTTCAAAAGACAAAACCAAAGGGAATAGGTAATTTAGGCGAATTTGACTTATTCTTTGATAAATATAAAAACTGCTATTACGAAGAAATAAACGGCATAAAAAGTTATGCTGGAAATTATGTTACATTTGAAAAACCAAAAATATTACCTTTTTAATTATGAACCAAGAAATATTAATAATGTTTGTATTAACAATAATACAAAATGCAAGTTTTACTTTAGTTAGTAGAGCAAGAAATAGTAATAGTCTTTTATTTCATACAATTTCAAGTCTAATTAGTAATGGGATATATTTACTTGTAATTCAGCAGGTAGTAACTAATTTTAAAAATTTACCAATTTTAATTACTTATTTAGTAGGTTCTGTTACTGGTTCTGTTTTAATGCACTATTTTAGTATGAAATATATTGAAAAATTTAAAATATTTAAAAAATGAAACATATAGTTTGTTATTCAGGCGGGCATAGTTCAGCAATAGTAGCTATTGAAGTTACAAGAAAGTACGGTAAAGAAAATGTTATCCTTTGCAATCACGAATGTATTTTAGAGGATGCAGATGTAGAACGCTTTGAGAAAGAAGTAGCTAATTATTTAGGGTTACCAATTACTTATGTATCATTTGAAGGACACGAAACAAAAGACCAATTTGATGTGGTTATTGAAAAAGGTAGTTTTGTTAATCCAAAGACAAGACAAGCCTTATGTACTTCGGTTATGAAGACACAACCGTTTATGGAATGGCTTAAAATAATACCTGGCGAGTTTATAGTTTATTACGGATTTGATAAGAATGAGCCTAATAGAATTACAAGAAGAAGTTCAATAATGGCTGCTAACGGTTATAAGACAGATTACCCTTTAGTATGGAGCGAGAGAACTATATTTGAAACAACTGAAATAGGCATAAAAAGACCTAACCTGTATTCAGTATTTAAACACGCTAATTGTATTGGATGCCTTAAAGGCGGTATGCAACACTGGTATGTTGTATATTGTGAAAGAAAGGATATATTTGAAAAAGCAATTAAGACTGAAGAAGAAATAGGTTACTCTATTATAAAGAATAATTTTCTAATAGACTTAAAGCCTAAATTTGCAGAGATGCAACGATTAGGAATAAAACCAACAGAACATATTAATCAAGGTAAGTTTTGGAGAGATAGTAAAAAGAAATTAGCTGGAGTAATGCAGTTTGATTTTGAAATTGATATTAAACCTTGCGAATGCGTATTTTAAAACTAAACATATATGACACTACAAGAATTTGCTAAACATTCGGAAGCCAGGCTTTTTAGTTTAGAATTATTTGAACAATTACCAATCCATAAGCTATCTTCGCAATATTATGTGGATGCTTTGAGAGAGATAATTAATTTAATTAACCCAGTACAAGACAAGAAATTTATTTTAAGCGATGAAAAAGTTACACGAGTTAAGTGAGCCATTAAAAGCTATTTTACAGGATGAATTAGATAAAAGGATTCCAAAGACTGATTTTAGACAGGCTACTTTATTTAGGATAGCAGATTTACTTTTAGTGATGCAAATAAAGCTATTAGAGGCAAATAAAACTAAATTAGGTACAAAGACCTACCAAGATAATTTAACTGCTTTAGAAACGCTTAATTTAGCTTTTGTGATGATGACTGATTTAGAAGGAGAAAATTCTTTATTACGAAGTGAATTATTAACTTTGAGGCACGAAGCGGAAATAATTATAGCAGAATTGACTGAAAGAGTTAAAACGCTTGAGATGATAGATGACTTGTAAAAGATGTATAGGTGCAATTGATAAGATTTAACACCTGTAATATTTACAAAGGATATAATGTCTTGTTTTTTAACGAATTAACTGGACAAAGTGAATGAAACTTTACTAAAAGATTTAACAAGCACCAAAAAAACAATTAACAAATGGAGCAAGAAAACCAAATAATTGAAGCCATTATTCAACGAATTAAGGATGAAGAAAAAAAACATTCTAAATCAATAGAGGATTGGTATAGAATAGCAGCAAATAAAATTTATGCTACATTTGATATTAAAATAAAATCTTAAACAACAAACAAAATGAAAAAAGAATTTATACCATACCAAGAAGCGTTAGCTTTAAAAGAATTAGGATTTGATGAACCTTGTTTTGGTAGATATTGTATTGTTACCGAATGGGAAGAGCCAACTGGTGAAATACTAATACAAATGTTTGATTCTAATTTATTAGAAAAGAATCTTATTAAAGCCCCAATTTACCAACAAGTATTTAGATGGTTTAGAGAAGAATATAGATTAACAGGATTAATTGAAGTTGGTACTCAAGAGTTTTCTTATCTAATTATTAATGATAAATGGAATAGACTATGTGGAACTGAACCTTTAAAATTTAATGGTACTTATAAAGAAGCAGAGCTTGAGTGTATTAAAAAACTGATTGAGATTGTAAAACTTAAACAACAAACAAAATGAAAAAACAAACAGCAGTAAGATTTATTGAATTAAAATTATTAGGATTAGTATCTTTTGATTCAGAAGAATTAAGGAAAATGTATAAAGATATTCTTTTACAAGCCAAAGAAATGGAGAAGCAACAAATCATCAATTGCTATAATCAATCGTGGCATTTTAGAGATAAGCCATACGAAACAGCAGAAAAATACTACAACAAAACATTTGGAAAATAATTTCCAATTTTAGCCTTATGGTGGAAAAAATAGGCGCAAAGCAAGAAAAATGGGCGCAATAGTGGAAAAAAATAACTTTGTAGCTCAAAAGTGAGCCGTATTTATACTAATTTATACGAATAATGAGCTTTAAAAATCCCAAAATGGGAACTTTTGTAACTTTAATGACAACTTATGACAATAATCTTTATAATATTAGCAGCTATTTGTAACTCGGTAATGGATGTTCTATCTACCAGGTATTATATTTCTATATTTGGAAACCTAAAGAACAGACAATTTTGGGATTGGAATATGTCCTGGAGAAACAAATGGCAGTGGGGCGAGAAAGAAAATGGCGAGAAGTTCTTTTTATCTTCAACTATGCTTTCGTTTTTAACAGATGGGTGGCATTTATTTAAAGCCTTAATGTTATTGTTTATTTCTTTAGCTATTGTAACTTATAAACCTATATTTGGGTATTTTGATATAATTCTATTCTCTATTATTTGGGGAGTAGTTTTTGAGATGTTTTACACTAAAATCCTATTGAAATGAGTACAACAATCTTAAAGAAAAAAGCAGATGCTATATTTTCTACTTATATTCGTTTAAAGTACGCAGATGAGAATTTAGATGTGCAGTGCTTTACTTGCGACAAGGTTTTGCCTTACAAAAAGATTCAAAATGGGCATTTCTATTCAAGAGGTATTTTAAGTTTGAGATACGACGAACAAAATTGCCGACCACAATGCTACGGTTGTAATATAGCCAAAAGCGGTAATTATATAGAATACTATAAGAGACTGGAAAAAGAAATAGGTAAAGGTGGAATGGATTTTCTTGAACACAAAAGGCATCAAACAAAGAAAATGGGCAAGGCAGACTATCAAGACTTAATTGACTTATACACACAAAAAGTAGCTGATTTATAAAAATATATTACCTTTGTAAAATGAAAACCGAATTAGTAAGCATTAAATTAGTAAAGTCAAACCCTAATAATCCAAGAATTATAAAGGATGATAAGTTTACAAAATTAGTAGCATCAATTAAGGAGTTCCCAAAGATGCTTGAAATAAGACCTATTGTTGTAAACGATGATATGATAGTCTTGGGTGGTAATATGCGTTTAAAGGCTTGTATTCACGCTGGATTAAAAGAAGTGCCAATTATTAAAGTTACCGATTTGACAGAGCAAGAACAAAAGCAGTTTATTATTAAAGATAATGTAAGCGGTGGCGAATGGGATTGGAGTATGTTAGCTAATGAATGGGATGTTACAGAGTTAGAAGATTGGGGTTTAAGTGTAGGAGGCTTTGATTTAAATAGTGATGATTTAGGCGAAGAATTTAGTTTACCTGATGGCGATAAAGCACCATTCCAGCAAATGACTTTTACTTTAGCCGATGAACAAGCAGAGCAGATTAAAAATGCAATAGAAGATATAAAGAAAACCGAAGAATATAAATACGCTGAAACTATGGGTAATGAGAATACTAATGGCAATGCTTTATATTTAATCATTATGCAATGGGCAGAGCAAAAGAAATAATTGTTAAAGTTATTCCAAGTAAGATTGCTAACGAATTTGTTAAGTTAAATCATTATTCAGGTAAAGTAGTTCCTAATAGTACATTGCACTTTGGTTGTTTTTTAGATAATAAATTGCACGGTGTTTTAAGTTACGGAAGTCCAATGGTAAAAGCCAAAGTTATTCATTATGTAGAAGATACTAAATGGAATGAGGTAATAGAACTTAACAGAATGGCTTTTAGTGATTATTTGCCTAAATATAGTGAAAGCAGATGTATTGCAATTAGTATAAAATTAATTAAAAAGAACGCTCCACACATAAAATGGATTTTAAGTTTTAGTGATGCAAATTTATGTGGAGATGGAACTATTTATAGAGCAAGTGGTTTTAAATTAATTGGAGTTAGTAAAAATACTTCTACTTATAAAATGCCTAATGGGGAGGTTGTATGTAGTTTAACAAGTTCAGCACACAGAACAAAAGAAAGTAACGGTAAAAGCGGTACGAGTTGGATTAAAGACAATGGAGGTGTTAAATTAGAAGGGTATCAAATTAGGTACATTTATTTAATAGATAAAAACTTAAAAATAACAGTTCCTATTCTACCTTTTAGTAAAATAGATGAAATGGGTGCTGGGATGTATAAAGGAGAAAAAGTATCTTTGCAAGAAAGACAAGCGATAAAAGTGTAATGGTTGCACACTTGGCTTCCAGCCAGGAGGAGGGGTTCGATTCCACCTTATCGCTCAAATAAAAGATTATGGCATATAAAACAGAGGAATTAGAGAAGAAATCTTTAGAGGCTATTGATAAACACAAATTGTTCTTTATTGAGGATGTGGTGGCGTTTTTACCTTGTTCAAAGCCTACTTTTTACGAGCATAAACTGAACGAATCTAACGCTATAAAAGAAGCACTTGAAAAAAACAAAGTTGAAATTAAAACATCAATGCGTTCAAAGTGGTATAAAAGCGAAAACCCTACTTTACAGATGGGATTATATAAATTAATCGGAACACCTGAAGAAGCCGAAAGATTAGGTACTACATTAAAACATACTGGAGGTATGGATTTAGGTATTACTTTCAACGAGACTAAAACCTATGATACTAACGAAGAAGCAGACTAAAGCACTCGATAGATTAGAAGACAACAAAACAAGCGAGGTTATATTTGGAGGTGGAGTAGCAGGAGGTAAATCAGCACTTGGTGTTTATTGGATAATTAAATGCTGCTTAAAATATCCAGGCTCAAGATGGTTAATGGGTAGAGCGGTTCTTAAGACTTTAAAAGATACTACCTTAAATTCGTTCTACGATGTTTGTAAACTGCAAGGTATAAAGTCAGGGCAACACTATATTTATAACGCTCAATCTAATATTATTACATTCTCAAATGGTTCGGCTATTTACTTAAAAGACTTGTTTCAATATCCTTCAGATGTAAATTTTGATGAATTAGGTTCACTTGAAATTTCTGGAGCATTTATTGACGAATGCAATCAAATCACAGAGAAGGCTTGGAATATTGTCAAGTCAAGAATAAGGTATAAACTAACTGAATTTAACATTATACCAAAGATGTTAGGCACTTGTAACCCTGCAAAGGGATATGTTTACAATAACTTTTATAAGCCTACAAAGGATGGTACGATAAGCGAAAGCAAAGCCTTTATACAATCTTTAATACAGGACAATCCTTACATATCAGAACATTATATTCAATCTTTGCAATCTTTAGATAAGGTAAGTAAGGAGCGTTTATTATTTGGTAACTGGGAATACGATGACAATGACAACGCTTTAATAGAATACGATAAGATAATTGACCTATTTAGAAACGAACACGTCCCAGCAGGCAAAGGATATATTTCAGCCGATATTGCTCGTTTTGGTAAGGATAAAACACTTATTATGGTTTGGTTAGGTTTTAGAGTAATTGAGATACATAAGTTAGCCAATAAGGCAACAAACGAAGTTGCAGCATTCATAAAACATTTATCGAAAAAACATGCAATACCATATTCGCAAATAATTTGCGATGAGGACGGCGTCGGCGGTGGTGTGGTTGACTATGGTTTTAAAGGATTCGTAAACAATAGTAAGGCTTTAACAGGTAATTACATAAACCTAAAATCAGAATGCTACTATAAATTAGCTGAACTAATAAATCAAGCTGGAGTATGGGTAATGACTGAAGATGTAACTATTAAAAAGGAATTGACCGAAGAACTTGAATGGGTGCAAAGACACAACGCTGATAAGGATGGTAAACTTGCGGTGCTACCAAAAGACAAAGTTAAAGAACATTTAGGTAGGTCTCCCGATATAAGTGATGCCTTGATGATGCGAATGTGGTTTGAACTAAAGAAGTTTGACTTTGTAGTAATGTAAAAGTTATCTAAAATTATCGTAAATTTGTAAAAATAATTGCTTATGAATCTCATACAAAGAATTAAAGCTGCTTTTATTCCTTCTCAAGGTAGTGATGCAGGTAACAAATACAATCAATCTTTATTCTCTTATTTTAACGGAATATTCTTTAACATCCCTAACAACCCAAGAGCGTATGTAAGGAGTGGTTATCAAGGCAACCCTGATGTATTTGCTATTATAAATATGATTGCAAAGAAGGCTGCTTCAGTTCCTTTCTATGTTTACGAGATAGATAACAAAAAGAGTTTTAATAGAACAAAGAACAATCCTATTAACTTACTTAAAAAAGGTTTAACGGAAGTTGAGGGAACGGATTTAAACAGGCTGATTGCAAGACCTAACGAAATGCAAAGCCAACAAGAGTATATCGAATCTTTAGTTTCTTTTTTAGAGATTACTGGTAATGCTTACTCTTATAAGTTTATGCCTGAAGTAGGAAGAAACAAAGGTGTACCAACTAAACTTTACCCTTTACCTTCACAATTTACACAAATTATAGGTAGTGGAACTTTTGAGCCAATTAGTGCTTATAAGCTACAAATAGGGAATCAAGAAATAGAATTTAAAGTAAACGAAGTAAATCATATTAAGTTC